TAGGTTAATATATTGTTTCCCATGTGTGCCTCCTTCTATTACAGGATGTCTCTTAACGTGTCCTCATATCCTGTTCCTTCTGTTGCAGTCTTAATCGGAGCCTTTCTACTGGTTACAGACTCCATGCTTTGCAGTTTTTTACGGTTTACATCCGATACCTGCCCTGATGATTTGCCTGAGGCTGTCTTGTATTCATTTAACATCCCGACAACCTCCTTCGGAGTCCCCTCCTTGTATATCTCATTGTATATCCTCTGAGCTGTCTCACTCTGTGTCGCAATCCATGCCTTGACCTCTCCTGTTGTAGCAAGGGTATCCACGTCCGGATGTTCTTTCCTTATGGAATCCCACTCAGCCGTTCGTTTGGCGTACTGCACCTCCTGTACAACAGGTATGAATATCTTGTACATCTGGTCTATGGCCGCATTATACTTGGCCTCCAACATTTGGACGGGCTTTAAGACCCCCTGCGCAACGTCAGGATACTCTTCTGCAAATACCTTGAAGTCCGGATCAGCCATGACGACCTCCGTTATCGAAGGTACATACTCTGGCGGCGGCGGTGCAGGTGTTTCAGTCCGAGCTCGCTCCTGCCCTACAACATCTTCCGGCTTGTCTATATCTGTGGCCGGTAACTGACTCTCCTCTGCAACAGATGTAGTTGTTGCCTCAACCTGCTGCACCGGAACTTCTTCAGCAACTACCGCTGCGGGTGCATCTGTTAGAATCTCTTCCATTTCTGTCTCATACTCCTTGTCACTATCGGTTACAAATGTCGGGGCTTCGAGTTCGCTGATAATGATGTTATCTGTTCCCATAATGTCTCCTGTTTGTTATTTTTTCCATCTCACCCTCCATCTCTCTATATGCACGGCTCATGCCCTGCAATCTGACATTCTCCATCTCATCCGTCGGCTCTTCTCTGGCAAGTGCAACCCTTTTAATATGCTCTCTAACTAAACAAAGAACATGTTCAAATGAATCACCTGTCAGCATATCCACAATTGCAGTTTGTAACCTTTCAATCTCTGTCTTAACTCTTGCTTTCTCATCCTGGAAACCCACTATTAGCCTCCTCCTGTTGGCGACGACGGTGGTGTCATCATAGCTTGTTGTTGTGCAGCCATCATCTGTTTTTGTTTTTCCATCTCTACCTCTTCCGGCGTCCTCCGATACTTGTCAGGCAGGTCTCTGGACTTCATGATGTCCTGCAAAATGTCATCTTTAATCTGTACCTGAAACTGCGGTATCGGGTAAATATTGGTTATAAACGCATCCAGTGACTGAGCCAAAACCTCCTTTGCCATCAAACTACTTGATCCTGTTGCTATTATCTCATAGTCACCCTTAATCTTTGGGTCAGGATTATATGTCTTGTTCCACAGATACAGTGCTTTCAATACATCCTCATTCGCACGGTCAAAATTCCTCACTATCCCATCTATCACAATATTCAGGTTGCCTTGCCGAATTGACACTCCCCTCGCTGTCTCATTAGTATTATGTTGCATATCACCAAATAACGCCGCCGGTAAACTACTCTCAGAATCTCCAATATCCTCGCACTTCTGGATTAACTCAAGATACTCACCAATGTTGGATTTAAAATCCAACTGCTTTATAGCTGACCTGCCTCCACCACCCTGAGACCAATTACCTGATACCTGGTATACCTTCCCAGCATACGTATGCTCCATATCTTGCCCCGGACTCAACATATCCATATCAACCTCAAATTGAGGGATAGCAACCAGAGCAGCGTTATCAAGTGCCGCCCTCCATATACTACAATGAGCGGCCTGTGTGTCCCGGATTACTCTCGGTAATCCTTCCCCCCATATACTGGTTTCGTCCTTATCATAATAAAAAAAGTAATACGGAAACTCCCCCCCAGCTATCGGGTTTAAATCCACTTTGATAACCTTATCTCCTAACAACCATATATACGCTATCGTGTAATCCTCGTCTACCCCCGCTGTATCTATGCCTATATCTTCCAACGTTGCCCTGGACACATACCCCCAGCACTCTAACACCTCATACTTGTCTGAGTTCCTGCGTGTCTGCGTTGTTTCACCGTCTATCCTCTCTGTATCTATCAGTGTTAAATTAGTCTCCCAATCCCTCTGCCTGTAGTCCCCTGTAGGGTTTCCACTCAGGTATTCCTTAATGACCTCAGCATCAAAGTCTGGCCTCTTCATTAACCCCAGCACCTCTCTCCGACTCATACAGTGTAACTCAAATATGTGCTCACATTGCGATAACTCGGTAGTCCCCATGTCAGGGTATACGTACCAGTTCTGCACATACTCTATCATAGGCGTATACTCTGTCTCTACTGACTCCTCTACACCACCACCATTCACTGCCTTCCTTTCCGCCCTTGACAACGGTCCCTTCAAGATACCCGTCCCATACCTTATGAACGATCCAATCACCTGCTCAAACATCCTCGTACTGCTTAACTCTGATAACTGGTCATCCATAGTCTCTTCCATGGCATCACATCGTTCCTGGGCATACGTTTTTATCTCTTTCTCCATAATGTCAGCTGTAGGCTCTACCCCTTGCATAACTAAACTCATAAGGATTTGCTGCACTGCTACCTGGCCTATGTCAGGCTTTGGTGTCAGTGCTATACTCCAGTTCTTGTCACTCGTTGGAAACAACATCTTCGTCAGCTTGGCCTTCAACGGAGACTCTTTCGATTTGGTATACTTCGTGTAAACCTTGCTGCCACCCTTCCTCTTATTCAACTCAGTTTGTACATCCGGATCATAGATGCCTTTACACTGCCTCAAATCCTCTATCCATTTCCGTTCAGTACCTGCACGATCCCTCTCATGCTCTGTAAATTTCTCTCTTAACTTACGCCCTAACTCTTCTATCGTGGCCATTAATACCCACCCCTTGTAGCTTGCGGTGCACGGATATTCTGGTAGGGCCTGTCTCCCGCCTGCTGCTTATTTGTAAACGGCATAACCCCATAGTTCCACGCCTCAACTATATGGCTGAAATCATTCTTTTCCGGCACTTCCTTATGCCTGACCTCCGTATCACTCACAGCTACATTCAACCGCCTCAAGTAATACCCATATTCTAAGCCCTTAACTAGCATCTTACAGGCTGGGCTTATCAAAATCATAGGCTCACCCCGCACCATCTGAGTCAACACTTGCTCCGCTGCACCCCATCTATCAGCATACGTATTACTCCATGCAGGCCGTACATCGTACCCCTTATCCTTCAACACACTAAAACAACTCCTCTCATCACTCTGATTCTTCTGCACCCCAGCCGGATCACCGATTATCATAACCTTACATTCAGGGTACTTCCGCATCAGCAACGGAGCCAGTCCCAGCCTCTCAAACTGCTCTATACCCATATCAAAACTCACTACCTCATCAATCGTCCTTATCTGCCCATTTACCACCTGCGAGATCGTACACGCCGGTGTCCTACCAAAATCCATACCAATATACACATCACCCTTTGCTATTGGTACCAGCTCCTCGTTGGACACATGCACACTCCGTCTAAACGTCTCCTTGAACACCGGACGTCCATCCAGATAAAACCGCCGCTTCCCATCTATAAACACATCTATATACGCCTGGTCACTTATCTCCCCTGCCAGGTTGTGGTAGTACCACTTGCCACCTGTCAGATTCTCCGTGTTCTCCGCCTCCGGTGTCCTACCCCCAGGCTGCACAAATAGCTCCCTACCCCTGTATAACCAGTTGTCACCAACACCCCGCTCGCCTCTATCTACACTAACCTGGTCAAAATACCGATACATCTGCTGATCCGCATCCCCTGGGTTAGTGTCAAAAATCACATGCCCTACCACACTCTCAAACACCACCCTACCGGCATCATCAACTATCTTGGCAGGATACCGATTAATACTGGTCATCGCCATAGACAGAGCATGCCACGGGATATTTTTCATCTCGTTAAAATACACCCCCGTGACTTCCATGGACTCCAACTGCGATAACCGATCCAGACGGTCTATTGATAGAAACCACAACTGTATCTCCATCCCCGCCAACGTGATATTGTACGCCTTCTTCTGCTCATGCCATACCCCATACCCCGCCGGTGGAAACCACCGCTTGACGGTAGGGATCGTGGTTGTGTCCAACTCCCTGTAGCTGGTACGGACAACTAACCACCTGGTACGCCTAATCCCATCCTGGCAAGGCGGCTGTAATGCAGTGCTTGCTATCATATCCATCACGCAGGCAGACGACTTGCCGGAGCCACGCGGCCCTTCGATTCCTTTGACCAGGGCACGGGATTTTAAAAATGCCGATGCTACCGGCCCGGGTGGATAGTAGAGGAGATCGAAGCTGCTTTCGATCAGTCTACCCCGCTAATGGCCGATCGTTCTCTTGGCATAGGATATAACTCATCCCTGAACGCAGACTCAGACGCCGACTCAAACTCATCCCTGAACGCAGACTCAATCTGAGTCTTAGGCTTGAGCACAGACTCAGACTCAATCTCAGACTTGGGCTTGCAATCCAGATTGATAGTCACAATCGGAGCGAGCTGTTGCGAAGGAGAATCTTTGGCCTGATAACCTGTTGGCTTGAGGATCCGGTCGACTACGTATTTCGCTGCTTCGATGCCTTGGCCTGCTAGTTTCCAGTCGAGACTTCTCTTGGCATCTTTGACTCGGTATCTCTCAGTCAGAAACATACTCGCTTCAATCAAATCACCGGCGAATAACGCCCGCCCTTCGGCAAGCACTCGCTCCTGCTCTTTTTCAATCTCGTCCTGAAACCCGACCACTTCCTTTTTCCACTGACTCCAAACCTCCTCCAGCGTCCCGACTTTTCGGCAACCTTCTGCTGCGTTGCGGGACCGGCAAACCGCCTGGATTGTTTTTTTCTGCAAGAAAGTTAGGCAGCCCAACGTCATGGCTTCCTTTTCTTCGGCTGTGGCCATTGGAATTTCAATTTTCTGATTCAATTTTCAACACCCCTGCAACATTTTATTGCACTCATAAAATAACCATAGCACGAGTCGAATCAGGATGTCAAGCATTATTTTCGTCATAGCCAAAATAATTATCTTGACAAACGCCGAAAATTGTGATAGACTGAGTGCTGCTAACGCAGCATATCTCTATTATATAATGATAGACTCTACAAGAGATGTAAAAACCCCCCCCCAAAAAATCCTGATTAATCAAGCGGTTAGCGAAGGCAGATTGCATAAACATCGGTAACTCAAGCCACAATAAACCTGATAAATTAAACTAATCGTATTATTCCTACGTCAAAAAGCCTGCAGATGGAATTTTATCAAACAAAAATCAAACTCACAGGATGGCCGTGATTGCGTTTGAGCGAAGCCGGTAACCCGATAGTGCGGGTAGTGAGCTGATGGGATTGTCGTCAATCGTGGTGATGATTTTTGTAAGTGCTTGATTTATAAGGATAATATATTTTAGAATTATTAATATATATTAAAATAACACTTGACATTAAAAATCATATATGCTATACTATATATAGATAGGGAGTAAGGGAATAAGAAATTATTAATCCTTAAAATCAGGAGGTAGTAAATGACAAAAAACGAACAGCTTGAGATTAGGTGTGCCTTCAACATATTTACGCATGAGTTGCGGACCGCGATAAATAAGCCACAACCTGAACCTAAAGACCCGTACACCTCGAGATTCCATGCCGAAGCAGAACATTTGGCCTGGTGGACGGCACACCGCTGGTAATAACAATCAGCGGGGTGTGAGACACCCCGCACAAAAACGGAGGATATAAAATGTACGATTGGAGTAAATTTGAAAGTAAAATGACACCAGCAGTTTTAGCAGCCTGGAATAATGCACACGATGCCATGCAGCGTTGCGAGGATTGTTACGCTGCGTTGCCATATCCTCCTCCCAAATGGAATAAAAAGTTTCGGGCCGCACACGATATTTGCGACAAATTACACGATGAAACAGACGAAGCGTTCCAAATTTACGAAAACTTGAAAAATGGAGTAAAACCTAATTAACAACCAGCGGGGTGCGAGACACCCCGCATAAATCAGGAGGAGTAGTATGAAGACCCAAAAAGAATATTATGCCGCTATCGGCAAAGCACATCGTTACTTCACGCATGACTGCTGGCAGGTATCGGTCATCGTGGAGGATGTCCGTACCAGTTACGGTGTAGTGCAATTACAAATCAGACAGGACAAAAAAGTTGCTTGGGTAGTAGCTGACAACTGTCGGCCCGAATAGGGAGACTAACAATTAACCAGCGGGGTGCGAGACACCCCGCATAAACCAGGAGGATAAAAATATGAAAAGCAGCGACATTGTAACGCTATTTGAAACAAAAAACAGTCTATTTTCTGCCGTGGATGACACGGTGGGTGTCAAATCGAGTGTTACGCACGTTGG